CTGCGCCTGCTTCTCTTTCATCAGCTTGTCGATTTCCTCCGACACTTCGGACACGTCGGCGCTATCGGGGATCACCTCGCCTTGTTTCATGATCTGCACAAACGTCCGGGTCGGCAGTTGGCCCTTCTCATGCAGCGTGCCGATCACGGAGATGTCCTGCCCGAGCATGGTGCCGAAGTCGAAGTCACGATCGATACTGACCTTCGGTGCGGCCTTGCCGGCATAGAGCGCCGCAAGGTCAAACGACTTCTGCAGCACCCGTTCCAGCTCGCGGGAGATCGTCGCCAGGGTGCTGTTGCTTTGCGCCTGATCGATGCGTTTGGCTCCTTCCGATTCGGCCACCATCTTCTGGCTCACCAGCTTCGTCACACCCAACGTCGCCATCTGCTGCGCCAGGTCATCCATCCAGTCTTTCTGTGCCTGATAGGCCGCTGGGTCGGTCTGCAGCCAGTACGCCTTATGGCCTGGATCCACCCGCAGCGCATAGTCCACACCAGCAATGATGTGCTTGCTGTTTTCGACCGCTTCGATCACCAGCTTCTGCAGTGCCGCCAAGTGAACCGTGTGTGCCCGATCAGCCTGCGCTCGGTAGTGCGCGAGGTTGATCTCCGCAATATCGATCAGCAACGGCGTTGACGTCAGCAGCCCCAGTCGATTGGTGTACAGCGGCACCACGGGGATCTCATTGATCCCATAGGTGCCGGTTTTCATTTCATTCAGGTCCTTCCGGTGCAGCTCGTACCGCCCCGGATAGATTACCCGCATTTGTTCGACCAGTTCCTCCAGGTATTCGTCGTTTTCGTCCGGTTCGGTGATGAACTCCAGAATCCGGATCTGCGACAGCGGTGAATACGGGTGCGGCCCCGACTGCCGCCAGCCGTAGATCCGGATGGCGTCCACCTTCGAGAAATATGGCCGATCGCCGCTGAGTCGGCTTTCCAGCGCCGTGCCGGTGCCGTTCGTCGGGCTCGCATCGACCATGTTCGCGCAGTGGCCATCCCGCAGTGCCAGCGTCAGCAGCGACTTCGCGTACTCGTCCAGCGAGCTGCCGATGCCGTCCACGTCCTTGCAGAAGTCCGTCCAGTACGGGTCCTCAGACTCCACTTCGATCGGCCGGCGCAGCACCATCCCCGCCGCCTTCTCCACGATGTCGCGGGTGTAGGGGGTCAGGACGGCCTTCCTGACCCGCGCCTTCCAGCCGGGCTCGCTTTCCTTCGGTTCCTGCGGCAGGTACGTCTCCGGGTGGTTCCGCAGGTAGTCGGTGCCCAGCCACACCGCCATCATGGTGTTCCACCTGGGCACCTGCGCCAGTGACGCCTCAGCGCGGGCAAACACGGATCCGGCGCTGGGGGCAGTCATGGAGAATGGTCAGTCTGAGCGGTCAGTCTACAGGGCTTACTCGCCTGTTCCATGCTTTCATGGCCGCTGCAATTCCATCCTTCAGCCATTGAGCCGGCGAGCCGGGGCCTGTCGTCTGCCTTCGCACTTCAGGGCCCTGCGCTCCGCATGATTCGCAACAGGCGACCAGCCAGCGGAAGGTATCACCTTCCTTAACGCTAACGTCTTGGCTGCCGCAAAAGGGGCAGGGCAGTATGTCGTTATTCATAGCGAGTCGATCAGCCTGTTCAGATACCACCGCGCCTTCTCAGCGTCCTGCCGTGGGTCATCCTTCAGCCACAGCCGCAGCAGGTATTTCAGCGCCTGCCCATGGCAATAGCCCTGCTCAACCGATGGAGCCTTCATGATGGCATCTTCAATCACCTCAATGGCTTCCACCCTGCCACTGGTGTAGTGGCTCGGGTGATTGACCGGATCGTTCATCTGCTCCCCAAGGTGAATCGTCCCAATTTGGACGGCCTGCGCCTGGAGTCTACATCACCGTAAATCTGCACACCGCTATTCCCCAGCGCTTCAGGCCGTGCCAAGTTAAAGCAGCCAAGGAAAAGATACCCCACGGTGTCGTAGTCGTGGTCCAACCCCTGCGTCTTGTCTGGCAGTCCGGTGTCCTCATCATACATCAGCAAACGCATGGATTTGATGATGTTCTTACAGCGCGGGTGGATCTTCGCCCGGCGCTCCCCCTTCGCGTTCTTCCAGCCGGTATTCACAGCAGCAATCTTGTCCCGAATCTTGTATGGCGCCTTCGGCACGATCACTGTGATGCCACATTGCCTCAAAATGGTGTGATCCGTCCCGCCAGCGGCATTGGTGCGCCTTGCATTGCCAGTCGGGTCGGGATAGCCGAAAATACGCCGCCTGGAGCCGTCAAAACGGTCATTGATCACCTCGCCCATGTCCCATGTGGTCGCATCTCGCAGGTGAATCTCGTCAAAAATGTGCAATTCTTCCCATGTTTCGCCATTTTCGCCCGTAAATGACTTCTTGACGGCCAGCGCAGCGCAGAATGGGTCTACGTTGAAGTCAATTCCGACCAGTAGATCCAGATTTTCGTCATCTTCGGCCGCTTCGGTGATGTTTTCGTTGCTGAAGGTGATCGCCACACGCCCATCCTCGTCCTGAAGCTCTGCCAGGAACTCCTGGCGGAACGTTTTTTCGTCCATATCGGCCTTTGCAGCCTCGATCTCCTCCTCCGACACGTTTTCGCCCTGCAGTGTGGTGAACGTCCATGCCTTCCAACTGGCTCGCCCCTGCATCGCCTTCTCGTAAATCTCCAGAAACCACACGGCCTTGAAGCCTCTGCGGATGGTTGTCGCAAAGATCGCCCAGCCTCTTTTGTCCGCTAGTGCCGGCCGCAGCGATAGTGTCCACACCTTCTCGTCTGGATACAGCGCACACTCGTCCAGCGCCACACCGTCTAAGCTTCGGCCGACCAGTGTATCCGGGTTGTCCACGCCTTTCAGCTCGATCGTTGCTCCGTTGACCAGTGTCAACTTCAATTCAGTTTCATTGGGCTTTTTCTTGAGCCACGGAGCCGGTGTCAACGCCTTGAACATATCCCAAGCAATGTCTTTCGCCATTCGATACGTCGGCGCACAGTAGAAGAAGTTGCCGCCTGGCGTCTTGGCCGCTGCTGTCACCAGCTCTGTCACGATCCAGTACGTCTTACCGAACCGGCGCCCGGTCACCAGCACCCTGAAGCGGGTTCTGTCTTGATAGACGAGTCCTTGCGCCGCTCTCAGGGAGATTTTCTGCTGGCCTTGCGCCAAGGGCTGTAGTACAATAGCTGGGTCATGCTATCAGACATGATCGAGTCTCAGTGTTACCAGCTACTGGCCGAAGCCTACGGCCGCCTGCTGCGGGTCGAGGAACACGTCAAGCAGTTGGGGCGGTTGTCGCACTTGACGCCACGGCACCGAGAGCTACTGGATCAAGCCGTTACAGCATTGGGCGGTATTATTCATAGTCCTGAGGAAAGGGATTGATTGTAGCCTCGCACTTGCGCGCAGGCGCGCTCGCGCCGAGTGCAAGGCACAATAGTTGGTGGTGATATTTGGGGCGGGAAGAAGTGTGCTACAAAAAGATAGCTGGGTGACAAATGGGGGGTAAATAGCTGTAGCACAATATAGTTGCTGTATTGCTGTAGTACAAAAAGATAGCTGAGTGACAGTGGGGGGTACGGGATGACCCCACAAAAAAGGGAGGGGCTGAAACCCCTCCCCGTCTATCGGATGTGACCTGACGGGTCAGGCGATGACCCACACGGTGTGGGGCTGATCGATACGGAGCATGGCGGCGAGCTGGTTGGCTTCGTGGTAGGTGAGACCGGAAGCGAACACGAAACCGGAGAGCGACTTGACGGTGAACATGGGGTGGATTCCCTTGGTTGACTCCCTCATTGTAGGGCTCACGCTTGACGCTAGGGCAGACTGTTACTCTCTGAAACATAAGCATTCCTCATCGCTTCCATTTGACGTTGCTGGATCCGATCGATCGTCGCCAGCGTAGGGGGGAGCACGCTTGACGCTATGGCGAGGAGCAGGCAAAGGGCGAGTCTCATTTTAGTTGCAGCAGGGGGACGGGACGTTCATTCTCGCAACACTCGCGCTCAGCCTGTTTAAACGTATTAAAGCGGCGAGCCTGAAGTGGATCGCAAGTCCAAGTCCTTTGCGATCCTGGCGGCGTCATGTAACCGCCATTTTGATCGATTCTCCGAATGATGTAGGGGCCGCTCACTTGCTCAGCCTCCTGCGCAGGGTGCTGCGGCTGACCCCATGCTGCCTGGCAGCCTCAGCCTGGCTGGCGCCCAACTTGACGGACCATATCGCGCGATCCATGGGTGTCTGTGGGGCGATGCCGGTTCGGGCTGGGACGGCAGCGCAGGCATAACGCACGGCCGGTTGGGGGGCTTCCATTGTGCGGGTGACTGCGGGAGCCTGCTGCTGTGACATGGGCGCGGCTGCAATAAAAGCAGCGAACCTGGGAGAAAGCCAGTCATTCAACTTATGAATGTAGCAGCCGACGATCCAGCCGGCGACGTAGACAGCGACGATAACGCGGGCCACGTTGCGGGCGATGGTTTCGGCATGTTTGCCCCAGTCATCGGCCAGGGCTTCCTTGATAAGTGCTTGCATGGTAGTAGAGCGGTGGATTGGTTTCGCCTGGGGGAGCCGGTGACAGTGGGATCATTCCCCCTTGGCTCCCTCATCATAGAGCACGCGTTTTCCGTTAGTGGCAATGTGGGGAGAATTGTTGCAAACTGAAACATTGCAAATTATGACAATTCTCCGTCTGCCGTAAATTCGTATTCATTAGCGTAGATCGCCTCTTTAATCGCCTCTTCGCTTGTCAAATAATCATATTCATTCCGCAGAATAATTAAATAATCTTCCAGCAATGCTTTTCTGAAATCACTAGTAATTTCAGCGGCTTCGTCACTATAGCCAAACTCCTTCAACCAATCAACAATCTTCCAATCCTCAAAATCCTCTTTATCTTGCAGACGCAACCACTGTTTAAAAGCGTCAATATACTCTTTAAGATACTGCTCGGCGGTCTTAAATGTCTTGCATTCTTTGCCGTGCTGCTGACGCATAAATTTGCAGCAATCCAGCAAATCCTCCTTCAAGTCTCCACAAATAATGTGGCGGTCAATATCAAATTCGTTAATGTCCAGCCCGATTCTGGCGGCATCCTCATAAATGAAATCCCACCATCCATAATCAACATTAATATCCCATAGCTTTTCCAGTGCTTTCTGTTGTGATTTTTCAGAAAGCCCATCAAAACTGTAAACAGTAGTTTCGGTAATAAAGGTTCTCATCGTTGTTTCCTCAAAATGGTTAATGGCTTGAATCCTTGAATAGTGCGAATAATCACGGCAGACTCAGCGATAGCAGCCGGTTTCACGAATGAGCTTATGTGCATAGCGCCATGCAGCCTTTATGTCTTGCTTGCAGCGAATCAGCTCGAATGAATCTTGACGAATGATGACGATCATTGGATTGATAATAGAGTGAAACAATCTTGGAAGCTGGCTTAGCTCGCAACAGAGGGGAGGATTGTTGCGACTCTTAACGAGCAATAGAATCACGAATCAGCTCAAAATAATCTAAGGCGCTTTCCGACCAATAAACACCAGTCTCTGACGGAGCGTAGGGATAGCCTGCGCCTTTATCACGCCAACACCAATACATATATGCTTCTCTCTCTGACAGCGGCTCAGGATTGCCAGTTCTCGGCATCTCAGTCGTTACCCTTAAATAGGTTTCGCCTTGACACTGGCAACGTGAAAGCCAGAAAGGAGCATATGTAATTTTGCAACCTGATTTTGCAGTGCGTTTCATAGCTGTTTCCTCAAAATAGTTAATGGCTTGAATCCTTGAATTGTACGGACAATAACGGCAGAATCAGCGATCTGCCATACTTCAGAGCAGACTAAAGCGCCACAGAAAGTAGAATCTAAAGTAACTTTCTGCCCATTGACTGTAGCTAAGAGAGTGTAAAGGGCCATTCAATACAGCTCCACAATGTCATCGTCCGACAGATAACAGTTAATCTCCCCGAAACTTTCGGCCAAGGCTGTCAGCCTGCGGCCCCAGGGTTCATGCCAACCACCGTCCCAAAATCCAGCGCCGTGGCCATTGCGAGTCAAAATAAAATCATGCGCAGCATAATCCCATTCGTCGCCTTCAGAATAATCTACGGCCATAGCACGATGCTCTTCGGCATCGAATCCCATTGCTTCGGCCTTCTCTCTGAAAGATTCCCAATCGGCGGTAACTTTATCTCTCAGGGCTTGTGAAGGTTCATAATCTTCGAGGCTGCGGTCCCATTCGTCATAAGATGACCATAGCAGAGCATAGATAGCGTGGTTTGCTGCTGTCATCAAACCACCCTCAGAACAAACCACGTATCAGCAGGACCGCGGTGCAAGCTGAAACCGTCAAAAGACAATTCCCGCCAAGCTTCATCCCAATCAATGCAAGTACAGGGCCATTGGAGATTGTCTGGCACGCTGCCAAGTTCATCGGCCAATTCCATAGCGTAGTTTCGGCCGGCGTGTTCCTCAGTCCATCCGGTCACCTCACCTTGGTAAGCATCGCAGAGCTGATCAGGCTCAATACCTTCATCGATGCAAGCTTCCAGCAGCATGGCAGCGCCATCAGAATCAGGATCGAATCCCCCTTCTTCCAGGGCCTCGCGCCACTCTTCAGGCATCGTTGCAGTTTCGGTTGTCATGGCAGTTAAAGCGGTGGGGGAAATAAAAGAATCGGAAATCAGTCAGCAGCCGCAACACTGCGACGTGCCATCTCGGGGGCGATCCTGTCAGCGCAAAACTGCAATAGATCGCGATAGGGGGCTTCAGAGTCAGAATCAAGATTCGAGCGCAGCAGTTCTGACAGCAAAGAACGAACACCGCGGGCAATCTGCTCTGTCGTAAGCTCTGCCGTTACTTCCACGCTATTGCAGTCCTGCGGAATGTTGTACGGTGTGCGGATTGCCAAGCTACCGTAACGGGAGATGTAAAGTTCCAAGCTGTAGGAACTGCTGTCCAACGCATAAGTGCTTTCCAGGCTATAGGTGTGCCGTCCGGCATTGATACCCTCCGGCAGGGAATGTTGATGCTTGCACACCATAGAAAAGGGAGTGCGATAAGTGGCTTTTGTCATGGCTGATAAGTGGCGGTGAATTGCGTCGGTTGCTTCCGACCCACACAACATAAGGCATCCGTCAAGCGTGCGCCACCACGTCAGGCCAGGCGAAACAAATTGAAACAAATGTCGCAACAGTCATAACGACATTGCAGCGGCAGCGATCACCTTACGTAGCAAATTCTAGAATATCAATTCCCCCTAACGTAGCAAATTATCGCTTTCTGATTCCCATTCAGACCGCCTCAGGCAAGAATCTCCCGCCATTAGGAGCCGCAGGCTCATCAGAATCCTCTTGAAAGGGCGGCCCTGAGGCGGCCTGCGGTCCATAAGGGCCCGGCGCCATCACCTCAACCTTCAGCTCCGTCAGCGCGTCCGGCAGGCCCGCTGCAGCGACCTCTCCAGCGACGGCACCAGCATCCCTGAGCAGCGACGCTGCAGCGGCCACCTGCCCGCTGTTCACCGCCGCCCTGATCGCCTTCCAGCGCATGGCAGAGATCAACGCAGGGGCATCCTGCGCCTGCCTCCGCTGCTCCTCCACCAGCAGCTTCAGGGCACTGCTGTAGGCCCTCCTGGCGCCCGCTGCCGTCAACTGATACTGCCGGCGCAGCTCAATGCAAATCTCGATCTCGGTCCAGCCATCTCGCAGCAACTGATAGGCCGTCTCCATGTGCATGGCGCGGGCGGGGCCGCCTTCATCCCTCTGCTCCTGATCCCTCCAGCGCCCAGGCTGGTGATGCATCAAATACGCTTCCGCAGTCCCGAGCGGGATCATCGACATCCGCTTGCCGGTACCCATGATTTCCAGCGCCTAGATCAGGTCGTTA